CCATATTCATTACGCTCACTACCGTGAATCGGTGTGTTGCTAGGTGTCTTTTCAAAGAAAGGAACACCAAACAAGTCACCAACATCTTTCTGACTTGTTAATCTAAATGCTTTTCCAGCATTTGCTTTTGTTGTCGCAGTAGCAGTACCTGTGCCTGCTCCATTGCTTTTATCCTGTGCTGTAGCTACAACAATAAGAGGAGTGGTACCAGGTTCAGCTGGTGTATAAAAGCTCTCATCAATTATCGTAACTTGTACGCCTGGGGAAACTAGTGCCATATCGTTATCTCCTGAGTTTAGTTCTCTCATAATATTTAGCGTAGTCTAGGAAAAATGGCTACTTATAACATATTGAAAAGGGGCAGAAAAGGTGTAAATATCTGTATGAGACCTTTATGCAAATGCGGTTCTAGACCCCGTGCAGTCAACTACAAGAAAAACAACAGAATCTACTACCGTAGCCTCTGCGAGATCTGCATGTCTCACGGAGTTAATCATGGAATACCCCGCTGGTTTAGGGCGGGGTATCGTATGAAATTACAATGCGATCGGTGTGGATTTAAAAGCGTTCACAAAGAACCGTTTAGGGTTTTTCATGTAGACGGCAATCTCGACAACTGCCGTCCTGCTAATTTAAAAACAGTTTGTGCTAATTGTGCTCAGGTATTAGCCAAGGACGGAGTTAACTGGAAGCAAGGAGATCTCGTTGCTGACTATTAATTTTGCCTGTTGATACAAATCGTCAATTGACTGGTTGTTGTCAATGATAGTATCAAACTCTGTGCCAACCCAGGCTGTTTCGCTAGCATGAATCTTACGCATTTTTAAATCTTGCGTTGCCCAATTATGGCCTTTGTTGGCTTCAATTGCAGTATCGTACCACTCAGGCAAGTTTCCTCGCTGCACCCATACAATTTTTCCACCTGCATCTCGTATACTTTGTATTTCGTTAGGGAAGCGGCAGTCGCTGATTACTACATTGTCTTTGCTAGTACGGAGTTTATTTTCTAGGCTGGCAATCCAAATGTCGTCATGGAATGATCTACGGCAAACTTCTGTGCCCCAGTATTGCAATACCCATCTAGGAGTTAGAGTAGGCATTGCCAGTCGTTCTGCCCACCACGGATCTACTTGTTCTCGCCACTCGCGGGCTTCTTTTGTGCGCCCTTCGAGCATGGTGCGGTCCCACCCAAATACTGCTGCCACTGCATCTTTAAGTGTGTTAGCAAATGACTCTCGCCTAAATTCGTGGAAGTTAACAAGGTAATCAGCAACTGTATCTTTGCCGCTGCCGATGAATCCGCATATTCCTATAATCATAAATGTCTCCTATAAGACAAGTATACTATAGAATAACTACAAGGTCAACTCTGGTTAACCAATTATGAAGCTGTAGCCAGAACCGCCTGACACTAGAGTTTCTAATTCTTTGGTTAGACGATCTAGATCCGTTTGTGCTTCTGCTTTCATAGACGCACCGTTTAGACTTGAACCACCTTGAGGTCCTGCAATTTGCGCAAACTTTTCACGAGCCTGTCCTAACATCATTTTACAGTTGGCTAGACTGTAATCTTTAACCCATTGCCCTGCATAGGTATCGTTGATGATACCAAAATCTGGACGAGTATTATACACCCATAGCATTACTTCTTCTTCACCGCGGGGGCGTTGTTGAATGATCAATTTACGATGAGTTGGATGCCATGTAAAGTTGATAAAACTACCAAACATTTTACCTACTAGTTCTTGGTACTGACTGAATAATTCGTAAGTTAATAAGCCACCCATATTTGTTGATGATAACAAATAGGTGTTTGTATAGGCCATGTTAAACGGTTCAAATACTGTACCGCCGGTGCCGTTACCACTTCTTGAACCAACACTGCGACGGAAAATCTGACGCACCTGTTGAATTTCTTTTGGAAGAATGTATTCGTTGGTATCCTGTTTCAGTGTCATAAATGCATAACTTTCTTCTACAGCGTTATCACTTCGTTGGCGGAAAACAGCTAGACTTCGAGTCAGTGCAATTTCGTAGTGCTGGGGGTCTAATTCAATGTCAATCATGCCGTCGCCCAGCATGAGTTTGCAGTAGTCGTAGACTTCTTTTTTGGCTTGATCTATTTGGTTCATACAACTATTTATCGTAGCGGTAAATATACTACTATGCCAAGACTCAGCTTATACCGCCCAGAAAAGGGCAACGATTACAAATTTATTGACAAAACCGTTTGGGAAATGTTCCAAGTTGGCGGTACTGATGTGCTGGTTCACAAATATATTGGGCCTGGAGCCGCCACTCAGGGCGATACTCCAAGTACTCCAAACTACGGTACTTCTAACGAAACACAAATTCAAGATCTGTTGTTTTTAGAAAACCGTGATCGCAAGTATGATCCCGACATTTATCTGTTGCGTGGTGTTTACAACCTAGCAGATATTGATTTTAACCTAAGTCAATTTGGCTTGTTTTTACAAAACGACACAATCTTTATGACCTTCCACATCAACGACACTGTAGAAAAAATAGGTCGTAAGATCATGAGTGGCGATGTTATTGAACTACCTCACTTGAAAGATGAACATGCCTTAAACAATTTGCAATTTGCTCTCAAACGATTCTATGTTGTTGAAGAAGTTAATAGGGCAGCAGAAGGATTTTCAGTAACTTGGTATCCGCATTTATATCGTGCAAAATGTAAACCCTTGGTTGACAGTCAAGAATTTAAACAGATACTTGATGGTGTTGCAGAAGAAGGCAGTAATACTACCTTGCGCGACATCATGTCGACTTATGAAAAAGAAATGCAGATCACTGCTGCGGTACTGGACCAAGCAGAAGCAGATGCTCCAAAGAGTGGATTTGACACTACGCAGTTTTATCACTTGCAAAAAGGCCCAGATGGTAATCCTCAACTGATCAGTGCTGACCTTGAAACAACTTTCATTACAGATAACCAACCGCAGGCCACAGACGAAAATGGTGCTCCGTTGTTTGACACTGAAGGTAATCCTATATATGCCGGAGTTACTGCTGATCAAACTTATAGAAGTATTGAGCGTGGTGGGTATGGAGAAATAAACGGCAATACAGATACTTGGCTAGCTGATGCAATTCCAGCTAACGGTGCTAGATTCACTGCCGGTATTGCTTTCCCAACAACCCCTCAAGAAGGACAATTCTGTTTAAGAACAGATTATTTGCCTACTCGACTGTTTAGATACAGTGGCACACGATGGATCAAGATTGAGGATAATGTAAGAATGACCATGAACAACCTAGGCGAAAGCGATGTTGGCACCGGCGATAGATTTGTTGGCAAAGATGTTAGACAAACACAAAAAGCAGACTTTGTCAATAATGCAAAAACTGCAACCATTAATGGCAAGGTAGTTAAAGAGCGCCAGAGCTTGTCAAAAGCTCTTAGACCAGAGGCAGACGAATAATGGATTTCTTTTACGATGGACAGATACGCCGGTATGTAACACAGTTCATGCGGGTGTTTATTGGATTTAAATATCAAGCGGGCGATAAAGAAGAACGACTAGTACCTGTTATGTATGGTGACTTGACTAGACAAGTGGCTAGTATAATCAAAGACAACAGTGAAAACAAAATGCCTACTGTTCCAAGAATTTCTTGTTATATCACAGGGTTAGAATTAGATACCAGCAGACTAGCAGACAGCACATTTGTTAGTAAGGTAAATGTACGAGAACGCACCTACCAAGATGTTGCAGGGCAACGAGTATATGGTACTGAACAAGGTGCAGGCTATACTGTTGAAAGATTAATGCCAACTCCTTTTAAATTGCGGGTTAAGGCAGATGTATGGACATCAAATACAGATCAAAAATTGCAATTGCTTGAGCAGATATTAATTTTATTCAATCCAAGTCTCGAAGTTCAAACCACAGACAACTATGTTGATTGGACCAGTCTCAGTGTTATCTATCTTACCAGTACTAATTTCAGTTCTAGATCAATACCGCAAGGCACTGAAACAGATATAGACATTGCCAGTTTAGAATTTGAAATGCCAATTTACATCAGTCCTCCGACCAAGGTTAAAAAGCTAGGTGTTGTTCGTGCAGTTATCAACAACATGTTTACCAATACCGGCGATGCTGTCAATATGAACAATTTAATTTATAATGACGGCGATATTGTAAACACAATAGAATATAAAAATTATGGCATTGTTATGTTAAAGGCAGACAATGGCGTTGCCGGGGATTATAATATCAGTATTGTGGATGTTGGCCAGGCTGTACTCGATGCTGGATTAGATTTACCTCCGGAAAAGATTGGTAAGAAATTAGATTGGCAATTGGTACTAGATCAATATGGTGGTTATAAACAAGGTGTCAGCAGAATTACATTTAAACAACCTAATGGTGGAGAACTAGTTGGCTCTATTGCTGTTAATCCTGTGGATCCTACTTTATTAGTTGTGTCTATGGATATGGATACTGTTCCAGGCAATACATTGATAACCACAGGCAGATACCCCGATAACACAGTTTATACCAGTGTGCGTTCAGCCAGCAAAGGCACAATAGATGCTATCATTAATCCCTATAACTTTAATCCCTTGACTACCTACGGAACAAAGGCAAACTATCCTGTAGGTTTAAGATATCTAATGTTAGATGACCTAAACATGTTCCTTGCGCCAACTCGAGCGGCCAGCATTGCTACTAATATTATTGATACTGACATAGATTACTACAGAATTGTTAGGCCTGATCAAAAGCAAAAGGCCAGTGCCTCTAACTTGCCAAGGTCTTATAGCAACATCTTTCAAACCAAAGTGTATGTTAACGGCGTTGAAGTAGGATTTGCAGAAGTTGAGGATGGTGGAGAATTTCAAACTTTTAGCTCAACTAGTTATCGAACAGTGTCAGGCAAATACAAGATTCGCTTAAATGAATTTCCTCCATTAGAGGATAGTAATGGCGATGCTAGTGTTATAAAATACACCATTGAAAAATATACCTACCCAGATTGGTTCTCGGAAGGTGATGATCCGGACACCGAAACCGTTGAAACTAATGTTTACCTACCAGGTAAGCCAGAGCGTAGTTCAGGACCAACTGCCTGGAAAAATCTAGATGATTCAGATACCTACATCAAGGCTAACAGTATTATTGAATGGAGCGGTAGTAAGTGGGTCAGTGTTTTTGATCCTGAGGAAGTTACAACCAATATTTACATTACTAACTTACGAACTGGTATACAGTACAAGTGGGATGGTGTACAGTGGTTAAAATCTTTTGAAGGTGAGTACTTGCCAGGATCTTGGAGATTGACTCTAAATCCTTAATAAGTACTGAATGCAACAACGAGCCGGCTTATTATTTCTAGCAAGAACCACGGGTAGAATACTTCTTATTCTTCAAGATGAGAAATGGACTGTGCCCACATTTGCTAGATCTGCATCGCTGTTAGAAGATGCTGATGTGTTACTTAAAGATTATCACTCAGGTAGAATACTGCCCATTGAATTATACCTCAGCGAAGATCGTGGATTTGAATACGGTACCTATGTGTGTTTAGTCGCTGATGAATTTTTAACGCAGGCGGTGCCCACACTGGCATGGTGCGATCTAGATCATCTTCCTAAGCAATTACACAGTGGACTGAAGACCACATTGAATAATCAGCTGATACGAACAAAAA